GTGCCTCATCAGGGCTTCAAGGGTCTGAACCTTTCTGTACATATCCTCACCAAACCGATCAGCAGCAGCTAGTTCCTTCTTGAGGCGATCAATCTCTGCGTTAAAATCAACGTCTTCAGTCATACCAAACCATCCATACTAGGTGGCTCGTAGTTAGGACCCTTGAGTATCTTCCCTCCTTCATCACGCACAGGGAACCCACGGTCATCCAGTTTGCTCATGTTGCTTGCGTGTACACGGTTGAAGGCAACCTCAAGGTTCAACCCGAAGGTAACCGCCAGACCGCTTAGGACGTACTGGAGATCAGCCATCTCTTTGAGGAGTCTCTCTAGGGTTTCCTTACGGGGCTCTCCGTGGCGCATGATGTCCATTTGTAGACCGACAAGTTCTGCTATTAACTCATCGAACTCTTCTGCAATTAGGCGCTCCCTGAGTTCAACTTCATCCAACAAAAAAGGGCCATCAACTTGATGACCCATGCACTTGTGGAACTCAGCCACTGCTACTTCACGGCTACGACACTTAGTCATGTGTTCTCCTGTTCAATCAAGAAATCTACGTACTGTTTGATCTTCTCAAGGTCTTTGACGCCACCCTTGTCACGCCACCGTGTGATGTACTTGACGACGTTTCCCTCACAGAACCCGAGGTTATTCCCCATGATGTACTGAATGGGTTGGATGGCGTGTTTCTTATAGTGATCCCCGCCGACTTGGCGGGACGTTGGCGTCACGTAGAGGATTTCGTCGGTTTCCATAAGATCACTCCCTGTTCATCGTTGTAGTCACTGTCCCGCAAGATACGGGCTAGGCGGGCTTGAATGAGAGCTTCACGCTCGTTTAGCCCTGCCTTCTCAAACAGTGCTACGATAGTGGGCCAATCAGTAATTCCCTCAGCTTTCTTAGGGCCAATTCCTGGGCATCCTTTGTAGCCGTCTGAAGTATCCCCCACGAGGGTTTGGTACATATGGAAAGCATCGCCCTCCTCCCGCGTGATCGTCACTACTTCGTCATCCACTAGGTGCTTACCTGGGATTTGCTTAAGGTCCTTATCAGGTGACCAGATCACAGCGTTAGGGTCTCGAGTAGCCAAGATGCCTAACACATCGTCAGCCTCAAGAGTGTCCATAGTCTGTGTGTCGTACTTCTCTTTGACGTAATCCACGAGCCACTTGTAAGCGAGAGGCTTACGTGTGTCCTTGCGGTGCGCCTTGTAGCCCGCCCAGACCTCCTTACGGAAGTTGGTTTTGTCTGAGAAGCAGAACACGTTGTACCCTGAGAAACCTACCTGTTCCTCGAGGTCAGCCAAGGTGTCATAGAATACACTTAGGGCATCTTCCAAAGTGGACACAAGGATACACGTACCGTCATCCTCATGTAGGACCTCATGCTCTACAGCCGCACAGGACTGGAAGCACAAGATGTCAGCATCAATGAGAAGTGTGGAATCCAACGACATTCTCCGCATCTGTTTTACAGTTGTATTGGTCAATGATGTCCTGAGCGATAGAGTTTACTACCGCCTTCAGTGCAGCTTTAACGTCAACGTCAATCGTCGTATCAGCTACCTCAGCGATCATCTTGAGTTGGTGAAACGGGGTCCAGATAGGTTGCCTGAACATCGCAGTGAAGTCTTCTTCATCCATCAGTGTGTTTCCTTCCAGTTGTTACCAATCTTGTACTCACCAGTGAGCGCTACCTTCATGTCGAAGAACTCACCTGCTAGTCCAATAGACTTGACTGCGAGTTCTCCCAATCGTTGAGCGGCCAACTCCGGTACTTCGATTTGAAGTTCGTCATGAACCCACGCAAGTTGCTTAACGCCAGTGATGCCTTCGTCTTCCAGCATGGTATGGAGTTCCACCATCCACCGCTTTGAGATGAGAGCCGCTGCGCTTTGCAGTAGCGTATTGAGCGCTGCATGCGAACTACGTACACGGAGGAGTCTGCCGTCCAATCCAATAAGGTTGCCGCGCTTCTCAGCGCTACTTTGTACATCCTCAATAAGACGAGCGAGTGCTGGTGTCTTAGCCAAGAACCGATTCTTAAGCTTAGCTCCTTCACGAGAAGACTTAAGGTTAAGATCGTGGGCGAGGCGCGGAGGACCCGCACCGTAGAGGAACATATAGATGAACTTCTTTGCAGCATTCCTATCAGGAAGTCCCGCTGCTTCTTGGTTAACTGTGTGAATGTCTCCATCCACTACCTCCTTGGCATACTTGCCGTTGTCATATTTAGCCATGAAGTGACCAAGCATCCGTAGCTCGATGCCTGATAGGTCAACGCCAACTAGCTTGCACCCATCAGGAACCGTGAATAACTCACGGCACTCAGCACCGTAGGGTGAACCTACAGCTGGACACTGAGCTAAGTTGGGGTTCCTGTGTGTCGCTCTACCACTGACAGCACCGTTAGTGATGCAATGGTGGTGGATACGCCCAGTGTCTTTAACTAGTCGTAACCAAGCGTTATCGCCTTCAGATAACTGACCGAGCCGCTTCTGTACCATGAAGTATTCAGCCAGCAGTTTAGCCTCAGGCCAAGGAAGCTTTGAGAGTGTTGTCTCGTCTACCTTAGGTTTCCCTGAAGGCGTGAACTCCTTAGGCTTCCACCCACGTAACGTGACTAGCCTGTCAGCAATCTGATCCCGTGAGCCGGGGTTGAACACAATGTTCTTCACAGGTGAGAATGGAGAGTCCTTTGTTAAGGACCCCCGCATCTTGTCTTTGTAGTTCACTGACCGCTTAGGAACTTTCTGTTCCCCATCAGGCGACCACCAAGGTTTGAATGTGTCCTGTAGTTCTGCTTCAAGTTGGTCCCTCTTCTGAACAAGCTCGGTAAGGAGAATGCGAGCTTTGTCCAAGTCGAAAAGGAAGCCATTCCTCTCCTGTTGCGCCACGATCCACGCAACCTGATGTTCAAGCTCAATGGCTCTATCGGAGTAGTTCTTTGACTTGATTAGCTTCCACAGCCTATCGGTGACTTCCACATCCTGTTCGCAGTAGCGCTGCATCTCTTCAGACCAGCACTCCCAGCCACCTTGGTAGTCGCCCTTGTGTTCACCCAATCTGTAGCCCCATGCTGCAAGGGAGTGGGACCCGGTTAACTTTCCGGGCATCGTGAGTTTCCCTTTAGCGCGCTTGGCGTGATCTATGTCACTAATATCAGACCAAACAAGGCGGCTGCATACGAGGGTGTCTATCACCTTGTGTTCATCAATAGAGAACTCAGGGTGAATCTTTTTAATGAGCGGGATGTCAAAGTTGATGATGTTGTGACCAATGATGCAGTCAGCTGCCATGAGCATCTCTACACCTTCCCAGATGCACTCAACGTCACCATGGCGGTAAAACGAGAACACCTGACCATCATCGACATCCTTGAGGACCAGAGAGTGAATCCTCGTGGCTTGCTCTAGTAGCCCATCAGATTCCAAGTCGAACACATACGTTGCCATCTCTGGCCCTCCTTACTCAGTTAATTCCTCGAAGACCTACATAGGAGTAGGCCATGTAACGATCCCCAGTTGCTGGGTTGGTTCTCATTTCACTGTTGAACATGTGCCCTTCCTCTTTAAGCTCGAAGATACGAGCAGCTAGGCGGGTGATGTTCAGATCGACGAAGGCATCTCGTGGTGTAATGTCACCCTTCTTCTTCATGTAATCCAAAACGCGCTGGCACTGGGTCATTCCAGTTCTCCTTTTCCAACCAGAGTTTTCTAGGGATTGGGCGAGTTGCCCGTAGTGTTGAGCGAGTTCTTCCATCCAGCTGTTTTCAACAGCATGGACCCCGAAGTATTCAGCTAGATGGAATACACCGTCAGTATTCGTCAGGTGTAGGGCCGTCATCTTCTTCAAAGAAGTCAGGCCGCTCTAAGTAAGTGCCTGTCTCTTTGTCGTAGTATATTTTGAAGCTACCTGAGTTGCCGTACTCACGATCCTTCAGTAGAACGAAGGTCGTAGTGTTGCGTTCAATTTCAGAGAGTTCAGGGTCCTTGCTTCTCTGAAGACCGAACAGGTAGTTTCCATAGCGCATAAGTCCACGGCTTCCTGTGAACTGGTTCTCATGAACCTTGCCCCCACGTTCGTGAGGCTCACCAGTGCGCGGCGAGTTAAGGTGAGAGAACCCGTACAGTGTGAAGTCGAGTTCATGCACTAGCCCAGCTATCTCCCCAGCGATGCGGTTGATCTCATCGTTGGCTTCACTGGCGGATAGGTGGGACACTAAGGCTGTCAGGTTGTCTAAGAAGATATCTTTGATATCAAGACTGATGACCATGAAACGGATGGCCGCTTTGATGCTGTCCCAGTCTTTCACGCCATAGTGATTGTAGAGAAACACCTTGCCCTCTAGGGACTTCATGGATTTCTCAAGCTCCTCTTGAGTGAAGGACCCGTCAGGTTTATGGAACTGTTTACCTACAAACTTACCTGCAATACCTTTGAGTGTTTTACCCACGCTTTCTTCAAGCATGAACACGCCCACCTTGAGACCCTTCTTGTTCACAAGGTGCGACTGTAGCTCCTTAGCCCAATCTGTCTTACCTATGCCAACACCCGCTCCTAAGTAGTAAGAGCATTTTCGGTGAATGCCATAGGTTAGCTCTGTCAATGTAGGCCACGGCCACTCAATCCCACGCTCAGGTAAAGCTACTGCTTCATCCCAGACGTCTGAGACTGACACGATGGCGTCAGGACGCCACTCTTTGGCACCCCAGATGGCGTCAATGACCTCAGAGCCGCGACCAGCTTGGTGCATCTCAGAGGCATCCTTAAGAGGAAGTGAGGCTACAAAGGCTTTACCCGGAGGTAGCAACTGAACGCATTCTTCAACAGCTGCTTTACCCGGTTCGTCTTGGTCAAACATGAAGACAACCTTGTCGAACTTAGAGAGCCAATCTAGTGACTTCTTGATCGACTTAGCTGCCCCCTGAGCGCCATTACTAACAGAGCAGACAGGCCATTTATTATTCTGGAGGTGACTGACAGTGATAGCGTCTAGTTCACCCTCAGTAAGTACAATCATCTTCCCGCCGTCACGCCAGAGCCATTGACCATAAAGACCAACCTCTTTGGCATCCCCAAGGAAAGTGAAAGACTTATCCGGGTAGCGCACTTTCTGTGCTATAGGCACACGGTTCTGTCCATAGTAGTTAGCTACTTGAAGAACCTTGCCGTCCTTGCGTACCCGCTGGTACCCCCAGAACCTGCATGTCTCCTCACTCAGTCTTCGCTTCTTGAGGGCTTCGTAATACCCTTCCGTGAGTAGACCTTTTTGCTTGGTACTTTTCGTTGATGGAAAAGGCGCGACTGTAGTGCTTTCGCTGAGGGGCTGCGCTTCGCCCATGTCTTCTCCTTTTTCATAATATCCGCATCCAAAGCAGTGACCGTGCCCATCAGAGTAGCGCCCAAGGTTGTCCTTGGAGCCACACTGAGGGCAAGGTTCATGGTGTAGGAACTCAGAGGTGTCCACTATTCTACTCGGCACTAACGTGCGTATGTAGTGCTAGGTCTCCTGTATCCATTCTTTCGGTATCTCCTTATCAGCGTACAGAAACCCCTTCTGCTCACACCACTTGGCGTAAGTAGTCTTGGACTTCTTTCCGATTTTCTGTTTGCTGTTAGAGAAGACGAACCTGATGTCTAACTCAGGTTTCTGAGCTTTAATCAGTAGGTGTTTCTTACGGTCCGCTGTGAGGAACCTCCCCTTTGCCTCAATGATAATTCCATTGGGAAGGATAAAGTCGGGAGTGTACTTAGCGGGGCGTGTCGGGACCTCGTATTCAATCTTCTCTTCTTCGTAGGAGAAGTCGATGCCGTCAGCTAGTAGTGCCTCAGCAATCGACCTCTCCAATCCTGAACGGAAGGTGAAACCTTTAGTAGTCTTCTTCGTCGGCCACGGAGCCATCGACTACTTCATCCTCAAAGGTTTCTTCTACGTCGGAGTCACTGGTGAAACCTTCCTCTTCACCGAACCCGAAGCTTGCACCTGACGAGCCATTCCCAGTGACAAGATCAATAACCTGAACAGCCAGCGGCTGAAGAGAGACACCCTTCTTAGCCCCAGCGGTCCATGCGTACACCTCAGCGGAGACACGGAGGACCGAGCCGCCCCACGGGTTCACACCTGTGATGACGTTGTTAGCTGCGTCGAACATCCGAGGACGCCGGTCCCACAGCTGCCCGTCTTTACGCATCTTGTTCTTCACGCGCAGTTTGAAGATGACGTTACCCGTCTCGTTACCCTCATCGTCTTCTTCAATCTTCCACATTGGGTTATCATTCTTTGAAGGTGCCTTGCCCGTGTGGTCTTTGAAGGTAGCGCTGAGCTTCTCCATTAGCGGCTTGGCTTCCTCAAGAGGAACACGAAGGTCCGCTTTGTATTGACCAAGCTCATCGAACTTGGTGTCAGGGCGTAGAAGCGCAGGGAACACAGCGGTTCCTTTGGGGGTGGTGATGGTGTTTTTACTCATAGAGGTCTTCCATTTCAGTAACGGTTTGATCAATAATGTATCCTTTGGACATCAGGTAGACTGCGATATCCAAAGGCATAGGCTCCTCGATAAGCCCCTGCTCGAAGGCTTCCTCGATTAGTTTTTCACTCAGTGTCACGTTGAGTTCTCCTCTTCCGCTTCTCAGGCTTAGGCTCCTCAACTTGCTCATCCTCCACCACCTCAATAGGGGTGCAGTTTTGGCAACGGGGCACAGACACAAGAGCGTAGAACGTCTCCGCACACTCTTCGCAGCGATACCTACGCAAACTCATAGGGTTTCTCTCAGTTCACGCACACGATCCAGTGCGCTCTTATGGTTAGAGACCACATCAATAGTGATCCACCGCTTCTCTGCCCACTGAGGCGGGTCAGTCTCATGATCCTTGATCTCAGCGAGAGCGATGATCTCGAATTTATGGTCAGCTTTCCGTTTGGAAAACTGGATGGTTCGTGTGTCAATGTCCACCATTGTCACAGGTCCTCCTATATTGGAAGTGTTAAGAGAAAAAGAAATCACTCTCCAAGACCCCGTTAAGATCGAGGTCTCCAAGAGCGGGTTTCTCTGGGATGTCTTCAAGAAACTCCTCAGAGATTTTATGAGCGTTGCTCTCATAGAAATCCTGAAGAACGTCAGTGCCCTCAAAGATAGACACAAACGATTCACGTATTATCTGGTTGAATCTCCAGAGGTCAGCTGCGTGTACCCCAAAGGAGTCATGTACAGCAGCAAAGTATTCCATACCTTCCTCACCTGCTCGATGGATAGTCCTGTGCATGTGAGATGCGTCAAGACTGTGAACGAATGACGGCGGTACAGAGTTGCCCATTTGACGGGCATCTAGTTGGTCTTTCTCCTCGTTGATGCGCGGTTTGAACAACTTACCATCTAGCACAGTGTCAACCTGCCTAGATTGTAGTTTGTACTTCTTCTGGACCACATGGAACCCTGTCGGTGTTGTCCACTCAACATACCCTTTAGGGTCACTCTTAGCTACAGCTACGGAAACACCTTTAAGCCACTCCATTGCCTTAACGGTAGCTGGCACGACTTCAGCGATGGATGGCCACAGTACAGAAGCACCGTGAGTGATGAACTCAT